TAGTATAATGGAGTACGGAAAACCCCAGAAGCTCCCGGCGGATGGTCGTTACTTTCTGAAGGTCAATGGTGTTCGCCATCAGCTGAACGGTCTGACTCTCCAGGACTCGCTCTCGGCCAAGGCGGTCAACTTCGTCGTGCCGGACGTCTCATTTTTCACCAAGATTGATGAGGAGATCCTTACACAGGCCAAGGCTTCCAAGGTGGAGTGGTTCGGCAAGGAGCTGAGCGACGAGACGATCACGAACGCCTTCCAGGAGAGCGTGACGGACGGCGCCCTGGGCGCGTCCCTCGCGACCATCAAGGGCGAGGTTGTCACGACCGCCTTTGACACCCAGAAGAATCCGGTCGAGCTCCAGGACGTCAAGCCCGAGAGCAAGGTCGATGTCCTGTTCGAGTTGTCGGGTCTTTGGTTTCTCAAGAAGTCCTTCGGTCCCATCTGGCGCGTGATCCAGGTCCGCGTCCGGTCCGGAGCCCAGCGCGCCCTGCCCGCCAAGGAGTACCTCTTCACGGACGCCGCCGAGTCGGACGACGACCCAGCGGATTATCTGGACTGAGCGCCCAAAAAAATATCATCGACTTATAATAAATGGACCGCAAGGGACTCGCGATAATGATTCTGGCCGGCGTGATCCTCCTCCTCCTTTTCGCCCCCAAGCGTAGCGGGTTCACGGGCCAGAGCGTCAGCATGGCCGGTGCCAACATCCACAAGGGCAACGTGCGCGACGCGTCGTACCACCTGTCCGCTCCCGACTACGCCCCTGCAGGCGGTGCCGGCACCTCGGCCGACGTCGTGTCGTCCGCCAGCCTGATCCCCCGCGACGTGATCCAGACCGAGGATTTCGGCCAGTTCAGCCCGGACAAGATCCTGGGTAACCAGAACTACCTGGACCCGCGCAGCCAGATTGGTTACCCCGAGACGGTCGGTGGCGTGCTGCGCAACGCCAACCGCCAGTTCCGCTCGGAGCCGACCAACCCCCGCAGCCCGGTCTCCATCTTCAACCTCAGCACGATCCCCCCCGACACCATGCGCCCCAAGTTCGAGATCAGCCCGGAGTATCAGTGAAGAAACTCGCGAGTTTCTTCCCCGCGTCAACATTACTTAAATAAGTGCTTCGTGCATAATAGAAATGGACTTTAAAGCAGCTATGACTGAGTGGGTCAACCTTAAGGGCCAACTTGCCGCAGCTCGCAAAGATCTCAGCGTCCTCAACGGACGCGAGAAGGATCTTCGCAAGTTTGTGACCGAACACATGGCCCGGAACGAGATCGACACGGTTCGCGTCCAGGACAAGATTAAGGTCAATTTAAAGACTAAAAAAACACGTGGTGGCCTCACCAAGGACGTCATCAAGAAGGGTCTAGGCACGTTTTTCGGTGGCAACGAGGCCCAGGTCGAGGGCGCGTTCCAGGCGATCCTGGACTCGGCGCCCGAGAAGGAGACCGTCGGTGTTACCGTCACCGGCCTCACGCGTTAAAGGCTAGGTGCGTCTACAGAACAAGTACAATGGGTATCAACGACGAATACTCGCGTGATGCATACAACTACGACCTCGCGTACGACTCGGAAGGGTCGGACGAATTCGATTCGGACCTTCATCCAGAGGACTGGCAGGACATGTACTCCCAGGAACTCCTCGACGCCTGGATGAAGATTCGCGATTACACGACTGAACATTACATCAGGATCCGAGCGGGCTACCCCAAGTTTGTCGAGCTCGTCCTCGAACCCCAGGGCTGGTTCGGGGCATCGAATCCTACAGACGACGAGCGCGTCATGTGGGAGTCGATCAAGGACATGCCGATCATCTGTGATCGGCTTATTCAGGACAATTTTTTCGCATGGACGAAAAAATATATACACAATTTATAAATGATTGACATTACCGGTCCCAAGGTTCTCGTGCCGGCCGTCCTGTTCGCCCTGCTGAGCCCGGGCCTGCTCGTGCGCCTGCCCCCAGGCCAGGGTCACATGGTCCAGCTGGCTTTCCACGCCCTGGCCCTGGCCCTCGTGTACTGGGTCATCGCCAAGTTCATCGTCAAGGTGAACCTGACTACGGCCGACCTGATCGTGCCGGCCGTGCTGTTCGTGCTGCTGACGCCCGGCGTGCTGCTGACCCTGCCCCCAGGCTCGGGCGGCGTCTTTATGTCGGGCCAGGGCGGCGCCGTGCCGACGCTGGTGCACGCCCTGGTGTTCGCGCTGGTGTTTGCGACCCTGCGTACCAAGTTTGCGAAATATTACTAGATCGACTAGTAGATGATAAAGTACCTAGCGATTGGCCCAGGCGCCATGGGGTACTTTATCTTCCTCGGCGTTCTATCTAAATTGAAGCAAGAAGGCCGGCTCGAGGCCCTCGAGGAAATCTCAGGGGCCTCGGCCGGTGGCCTTGCGGCCTTCCTGTTTTGCGTGACGAAGGGGGAGCCCTCCAGGGCTCTCGACTTTTCGCTCAACGTGCCCGTAAAACAGATCATGAAACCCAATATCAAAAACTTACTCTTGAACTATGGTCTCGTGCCGCACACCAAGATCCGGAAGGTGCTTTCGGGTGCGTGCTCTCAATTTCTTTCTAAAATTGATGTGACCTTTAAGGAATTGTACGAATGGTACCCGGTCAAGCTCCACCTGTCTTCGTACTGCGTCGATGTCGGCAAGACCGTCTACTTTTCGGTAGACACGACCCCGACCATGAGCGTCCTGGACGCCGTCTGCGCGACGGTCGCCATCCCCTTTTTATTTACACCCCTGAAACTGGGCGACGGGTGGAACTATATAGATGGTGGGTCGGCCGAGACCATCCCGGGTGCGCCCTTTCTTGGAAAATCAGCCGACGTCTTGGGTATCAAACTAGCAATGGGTCGGCCGGTACCACCCAAGGACCTCAAGACGTACGGTCTCAGTATCCTGTACTCGACCATGAAGCTCAGGTACGAGTACACGGACTTTACAATTTTGGATGTAAATTCGGACGACCAGGACATTTTTGACTTTGGTGCGTCAAATGACGGGAAGTTGAAACTCTTCATTCTGGGCCACTCTCAGAAAATTTCTTGACAGAATTCAAACATGGCCGAGACTCCTATGCGTAAAAGCCACGTCCGTCGCGTATCCCGCAAGGTCGTCCGGGTTCACAGAAAGGACGGCACTTCGTACACGTACGTCCGCAAATCCAGCAAGACCAAGGTGCGTGCGTCCTATGCTTACGATGTCGGAACCATCGGCCAGCCCAAGTCGCGCATCGGCCCGCTCAAGCACGGCATGCTCACCCGCTTCGGGTACCACCCGGTCGAGGCTATGACCAACCGCCGCAAGGCTCTGTCGAAGGGCGTCAGCAAGGGCGAAGAGCCCCGGGCAGTCATGCGTCGTCTGATCGCGATCAGCACGCTGACGAAGCGGACCGCGCCCCGGGCCTCCCGCATTTACAAGCAGGACGCCATGTGGGTCCGCAGCAAGTACGCCAAATCTTTTGGTAGCAAATAGAAATATGAGTCAGACGCGTCTCCAGCGTTTCCAAAATTATGCAGCGCGTTCAAACACAAACGTCAAGTGGGCTGTCGCTCACGGCGAGCACACGAACGCCGCTCTACTCGGCAGTATCCGTATTCCAGACGGCGTGTACGTTTCATTTGTTGCGGAACCTGGTCGTTTACTCTCGAAACGTATAGTGTATGATCCGACGTTTCACCGACTCCACCGAAACATGGGACTTGCTAAAAAGTTTATTCGTAAGGAGATTCCTCGGTACCAACTTCCGTCGGCCCTTCGTTATTTTTATTCTGAAAATCCTCGCATATACTTGCCAGGTCAGCATGTTCCCAATTTAGAACTAGAATTCCGGGATCCCGGGGACCCTTATACGAACATGTTTTTGGGTGTCAAGAGTCTCAAGTACCACTCAAAGTCTTTCACCAACTCGACCGCTCATTTGTCTGACATTCTGACCCGTCCCGGAATTTACTTTATAATTGCGTGTCGCGAATCTTCAAGCGTGTCCCGGAACCTCATGCGTCAGTACGAGGCTGGGACGGCCGAGAGTCTGCGTAAGCGGCCCCGGAACAACACGAGTATACGACGCAACGCAAATCAGAGGCCCGCTAAAAAAAGACTCTAGACCCACTCGATAGGGTCCCAAATCCCATGGATCACCGGACCAATGGGGAAAAAGGCTCGATGGACCATTCACCCGTGTGACTCAACAGGTCCATGAGAATATGAAACATATACATTTTTCTGGCTCTTGAATTTTGAATCAAAAATAGAAACCATAAAGAGTGTGGTGTAACTTATAAAAATATGTATAGGAGTACCAGTTTTTTATCTCCCGCCATGGCGTGTTCGGATCCACGAACGCCCCCCCGGGTGACAAAAAAAGCGCCATGGGTAGGTCAGGGGCTATTGCCCAAAAGGCGTCCTCCAATCCTAATTCTCCAAAATAAAGTCGTGACGTCACCAAGTGTCCTATCCAAAACATCCCTTCTAAAGGATAACATTGCTTTCCAAGCAGGAGTCATGGAGTTTGTCCTTCGTGAGACGGCAAATGACATCTGGACATCACTGGGCCCTGGCTATAGCGAGTCCGTGTACCACTGCGCCTTCGAGGTTGCGCTGCGTTCACGCAAAATTTACTATGAGACCGAACGAATCGTTCCCGTGTTCTACGACGGTCAGAACGTCGGACACGTCCGGGCCGATCTCATAGTCGATCGCAAATACGTCATAGAGCTGAAGTCGGTCGGAAGGCTTAACGACACCTACCGAATTCAGACCCAAAATTATCTGAAGCTTCTGGGCTTGAGCGCCGGCTACCTCATCAACTTCCCGGACAAGAGGGGGGCACTCGAGTTTGAGTGCATCGAGCCGGTTCAAGAGCCCGCGCCCGCGCTGCTCGGCATGTTCTAGGATCACAAAGTCCGAATGAATTCCCAACACAATTCATTACATATTTTTTCCCATATCCTGTCCTGGATGTACAATTTCTCTTTGGATTTCAAAAGCGGGAAGCATGGCAGGTACTGGTCCTCACCGAGCAATTCACACATTTTGAATAAACAATAACTATAGCTCAAAAAGTTCTTGCGGTTCGAAGGCTTGTGCCGTTCGAAAGGCTCTTGGATCTTGTGGAACATGAGCCGGAGCTTGTCCTCGAGAGTCTGGGGCATCGTCGGCGGCGTGATACCATTCAGGATCGTGGAGATGTACGCGACGTGTTCGTAATACTTTGCATAGTTGAGCTTTTTCAAGAGACCCTTGACCTTTTCGTGTGTAATCTCAGACAGGTCCTTGATCTTTTGCTTCTTGAATTCTGATCTTAATTTAGATATGACCTCGTCCGGAACGTTCGTGGACTCTTTCGCCTGGAACTGACTGATCCACTCGTTGAAATGGTTCTCACGCTTGTAGGAATACACGACGTTCTTCTCCATCTCTTGTTCCTCTTTGAAGCCGACCTCCTCTCCCAGAATCGTATCGGCACGACCGCACGCCTGACAAATCTCTTCGCTCGTCACGGACTCGGTGATCCGAGTATACATTTTCCCGCACCCCCTGCATGGCAGGTCGTGCGGGCTCGGGCACGAGTCCACCCTCTCGTTCCCATCTTCGACTTCGTTGAGGTACTTTTTAAATATATCGTTGCGCCGAACCCCCTTTCTTCCAGCCACCTTGAGCGACGCGACCTGCTGCGTCACGGGCGTTTGGTCGTCTGGCGCCATGGTATACTCTTTAATAACGGGAATACACGAAAGCAAATATTCAACCATTTCCTCTTGTGATTTGCATTCGTGTATTCGGGCGTTATACCTCGCCTCCATACTACTTGTCCCGGACTAAAGTTTTAAGAGTCTAATTTAGGTGCCAAATAGAATCGCAGATCTCCCAAATTAGCAATTGTGTACCTGAAAATAATTGGCATGTTCTCATTCTCAGAATCCTGCATGAGCTGGACCGACGAGCACATGTTTGTCGCCTTGGTGAAGAGGTTGATGTACTTGAGGCTGAAGATGTTCCCCGTCTTTGATACGGCCTCGGGGAACTCGAGGATCGTCTCTTGGTCGGCCCAGTCTCCGCGGCAGCTCAGGATCAGATTGGTCCCCTCGCGTATGATACTCATATCGTTCGCCAGGTTACCCATGTCCCGAGTGATTCTTTGGAAATCGACCGACGGTAGGGTCGTTACGACGTTCATGTGAATGTCCGGGACCTCGAGGATGTCCTCGTTGATGTCGAGGAGCTTGAGCTTGAAGCTCGTCGCGGACTTTTTGACCGGGTTCTCGATCAGGACCTCCATGACGTCACGACCCTCGACCTTCAGGGTCAGCGTGTCCTGATTCGTCACGGACTTGAGGAGCTTGTAGATGTTCCCCATGTTGAGCCCGGCGGCAATATCCGTCGGACAATCGTACTCCTCAAAGTTCTCGGCGCCGAGAGTCATGTGGACCAGGGTCACGCGGGCAGTGTCGAGCGTCAAGATGTGAACCCCCTTGGGTGTGAAGTAGACGTTCACATCGTTGATGATATCCTTCAGGACCTCAAAGACCGATTTGACGGCCGCGGCCTGAATGGTCTTCAGTTGCATTTGAGACTAAAATGTCTCTTTTCTCTAAGAGGATCCGCGGCGCTGATATGCATCCGTGACACTCATGCTGATTCTCTGTTCCAACTCGGGCGTCATCACAGGTTGGAGGGACGCCCCGTAATTGTCGAGATCGAACATCCCAGGCGTGTCCGAGCCGTCCAGGTTGGTGCACATCTTGCCGCTCTCGTCCCAGGACTCAAAGTCACAGGGGATCATGGAGACGAGCCAGGTCTTGACCTCGGCGCCAACCTTCATGTCGCCGTCGTTCGTGACGAGGGTCGGCACCCTGGTGATCTTCTTGGACGGGACGCCCTGGGTCGTGACGTTATGGAACCGGACAATCTCGATGAGGGCCGGTTGAGTCTTGATGAACGTGATTATCTCCTGAGACCATTTGCACTTGTCAGAGTAGACCAGTAAGGCCATTAAAATTGGATCGGTTTTTTTCAAGGTTACGGAGACGCGCCAACTTTTTTCACGAGCTAAAGTAATATGAAGGATATTGCGATCCTGATCCTCGTGGCTATCCTCGCGTTCCTCGTATGGAACAGCCGGGTCACCGGGACCTACACCGCGTCGCCCATGGGGATCCCGGTCGACACGTCCGCGGCCATCTCACCTGAGATCATCGGGGCCATCGTCGAGAAATTTCAGAGTGAAAATCCCGATCTGTACCCGATCGAGACCCTGTTCGTGAACCCCCAGAAGGACAATGTCTTCGACTCGCGCTTCATGTTCTTCAACACCAAGCACTTTTACGGCGCCCAGTACGACATTCAGGCGCGTGTCGACGAGGACGGCTCTGTCAAAATCCTGAAAAAGACCGAGACGGCCACGTCCGACCCGGGTTACGGGTACGTTCCGGACAAGTACCAGCCCTGGAGCGGCATCCAGGGGACCCTGGACGCCCAGCTCAAGAAGGAGTTGGAGACGCCCATTCCCGAGCCCAACCTGGAGAACCTCGCCCAGGCCTACTACCAGCAGAATATGACCGTGACTCGGCAGAACTTGCAGACGCGTGAGTAATTCCTATAACAAATTCAGGCCCATAATAGATGGACCAGTTTTCGGCCAAGGACCTCTCGGCCCGAGAAAAGGCCAAACAGTCCGCCAAGAAGGAAATGTACAAAGCTATGCTTACTCAATTTTGTCGTAAAATTAAGACTTCTTACGAACTCGGACACAAGGAATCCGTCTTGACCATTCCTCCGTTTATCATAGGGTACCCGAAGTATGATATGGCAAAGGCCGTCATGTATATGGCTCGCCAGCTCCAAAAGTTGGGATACCTGGTCGACATGGTCGGCCCCTTCAGCCTCAAGGTCTGGTGGACTAAATTTCCGGAACAAATTGAAGAAACAGGGGAAGAGATGCCTCTGGATATCCTTCCCGGTCTCGTCAATCTCCAGAAGACGGCCCAGAAGTTGCGTGTGACAAAGCGAAAATAAGTCCTGCGGACTTACTAAGAATGGAGCTTCTCAACGAGTCCGAGCGCCGATTCACTAATAAGCTATGCGATGCTATGATCCCCCATATGGTCGAGACGTTCTGGGAGATTTGGCTCGAGGCCAAGAAGCAGTCCCAGGGCAAGGCGACACCGCAGGTGTTCGATGAACTTCTCCGTGAAATTAAGTCGTGGAATTCATCAATCTCCCTCAAGCACACCGAGGCGATCATCAAGGCCGACCCTTTGTTTCCCAAGCTCCTGGCGGCCGTGTTCGTGACGCACGTCAAGATCCTGAGCTCGATCCGGACCGACAAAAAGTCCAAGAAGATTTGCATCAAGCTCCCTTCCAATGACGTGTTCGTCCAGCGGTGTTACGAGGCATGTGCCGAGGACGTGTACAAGCGCCCGGACGTCATCATCAACCCGTCGATCACCGAGGACACTCGCATGGAGCAACTTCACGAGAGATTTTGTGTCAAAATTAGAAAGGTCGTCGATAGTCTGATCCCGACGGCCGACATTCTGGACGCGTACCTTCCGATGGGCGACAACATGAACCTCGACGGTGACGACGAAGAGGAAGCGGACCTCATGAACGAGGACCCAGCCGAGGAGCCCGGGCCGGAGCCCGAGCCCGAGCCCGAGCCCATGAACGAGAACGCCGAGGTGGATGGCGTACCAATGAATACGGGCGAGTCGGGGGCGGCGGGAACCCCGGGCGGTATGGAGATGGGCGCGACTCCAGGGGGGACGAAGACGGTCGCCGTGACGCCGTCTCTGCAGCCGCCCAGAATTCCGGAACAGAACCTTTTCGACGATGCACGTGAAAAGTAGGCCCGTAAAAAACTTGGTAATAATTAATGGAACAGCACCTCCGTGAGCCGTTCAGCGCCGCCGTGATCGCAGCCGGAATCGCCATGGCGTACGTGTACGGCCGGGCCAAAATGAACGGCGAACACAAGCTCAAAAACTCGGATCTCGTCAAGCCGGCCTTCCTGGTCGGCCTCCTCGTCTATTTCATCGTGAGCCAGGGCCAGGGATATTCGCAAGATCCCACAGTCAAGGCGCCTTTTTAACTTAAGGATTTTCGTCCAATAAAATACTAAATGACGACTCTCGCTGCATTCAACGAGATGATGGGTCAGTTCATCGACGAACTCATTCAGGTGTTCCCCGATGAAAAGGCATTCCAGGACGCAAAGGCGAACCCCTGGACCAAGGACGACTTCATGAAGTGCATCAACCCGTGGGGGTCCCAGATGATGCAGAAGGACGAGTCGTTCTTTTGCGACG